TTCAGAAGATAAAGAATTGGAAGAAGTGCTTAAGTCAAAATATGGAAAGTCTAAAGAAGAATCAGTTCAAATGGCTATTAATATGGCTGAAGAAAACAAAGAAGTTAAGTCAAAATTTAAAATATTGTTTTCAGAAGAAACAAAAGCTTTTGAGGATAGTATCGAAGCAAAGGATAAAGAAATTCTAAATTTAAAAGAACAATTAGAAGAAACTCCAAACGATACTAAAGTTAAAGCTGAAATAAAAATGAGTGCTAGAAATACTGAAAGTACAATGGAAGCACTTAGCAGAATTACTAAAAGTAATAAATAATAATTAAATTAAAATAAAAAAGAAAAATTATGCCAACAAATTTAACAGTAACTAGTCAATACGCAGGGTCATTAGCTGGTGAGATATTCGTACAAGCTTTTAAGAAAAGTGATACAATCGAAAAAAATCTAATTACAGTTCTACCTAACATTATTGGAAGTGGTAACATGCCACAATTAAGCTATGATGCTGAATTACAACCATACGCTTGCGGATGGAATCCAGAAGGTGATGTAACATACATTGAGAAAAATGTATCATTAACAAAATTCATGATTGAACACGAAATGTGTAAAGAGGATTTTGCGAGTACATTCGCTGCACAAGCAGCTGGTTTATTCTCAGCTAACGCTGAAGTACCACAAGACATTCAAAGTGCTATTCTAGCTGCAATCGTTGATAACTTAGGTGAAAAAGTAGATAAATTTATCTGGCAAGGTAAAGGTTCTGTGTCAGGATTAAGTTCATCTTTAATTGCAGACACTGACACTATCGGAGTGTATACTGAAGCTTTGACCAAAACAAACGTAGTTGATGCATTGGAAGCAGTATATGATGCTATTCCAGAAGCTATTGTAGAAGATTCTAGCCTAGTTATGGTTGTATCTCCAAAAGTATTAAGACTTTACAGACAAAACTTGGCGTCACAAGGTGATAACACTACTGTATCTAAAAGAGAATTAGATTACTTAGGTGTGAGGTTAGAGAGTGTAGCAGCATTATCAGGTGATAAAATTTATGCGTACAGAACTGGTAACGTTGCGTTTATGACAGGTCTTGAATCTGATTTAAATTCGGTACAAGTTAAAGATATGGACGAAACTGACCTATCAGGTCAAATCAGAACCAAAGCTGTATTAGCGATGGCTGCTGATTATTCATTCGCAGATGAGATTGTTGTATTTGACATTGCGTTCAATCTATAATCAAAATAAATAAATAAAAATGAAGGTAACCCTACCCTAATGGGTGGGGTTACTTTTTAAAATATAACAAATTAAAAACAAATAAATTATGAGTTGTGATATAAATAAAGGTATAAACGGAACCGATTGCTTAAATGCAGTGGCAGGATTCAAAAATGCCTTCGTAGCTAACTACGACGATTATGAGTTCACTACGGTAAGTGATGAGATTAGTGGTCACACTATCTCTGCATTGCCAGCAACTGACTTTGAAGTCTATAAATTTCCATTAAAAAATACTGGTAATTCTTATTCTGAACCATCATCTTCAAGTAGAGACAATGGTACAACTGCATTCAACGCAACCCTGAACCTTGTGTTCACTAAAGTAAGTGCGAAGAAGTTGTTCCAAATTAAAAGATTGGTATGGGGTAGACCAATCGTTTTTCTTGAGACTAACGGTGGGGATATAATTGCCGTAGGATTAAAAAGAGGTGTCGAGTTTAATAGTACCACTAACATTGAAGGTGCCTTGGATGGTGTAAATGCCTTTCAACTAGAAGGTACTACTTCTGAAATGGAACCAGCATACTTCTTAGATGAAGCTGCTAAAACTGAATTATTTGCTGCTGTAGTTACAGGGGTATAATAAATATATATATAAGAAGAAAGTTAATTTAAAGAAAAGGAGGAATAAACCCGATGCATATTACATCGGGTTTTTTTATGTTGTTTTTAGAATAAATAAAGAATATAATGGTAGTTGTTAACTTAAATAATACTAAAAATATATACCTAGATAGTAATGGTGCTGTAGTTGAGGTTGATTCAGGAGGTTTCACACTTTTACAAGAAAACATATATTCAATAGCACTATATCCAAGGTTATATTTAGATTTAGTTGATATAACTATATACGACGAGTTTGATGATAATGAACAAGTAGTTGAGGCTTATACAAGTATAGCTGATAGAGGTAGACAAAACATATATATAGATTATGTGTTTCAAAATGATAAAACATATTTAATCGATTTAAAGGACCCTGAAGACGACTCTTTAATATGGAGGGGTAGACTACTATCGACTGATGAAACTGACTTACAAGAGTTCAAAACGTACGATGAGGACGAATCAAACGGTATTATAGAAATATAAAAAATATATAAAATGAGTAAAGATAAAAAAGGTAGAAATAAAGTAGAGATACTTAATCTTAATAATTATGAGAGAGTTGACCCACAAAGTCTACTGCAAATTGGTAATAAATATTTAACAAACGGTGCAGATAATTCTTTCTTTTATGATGTAGAAGATAGATATCTAGGTTCGCCTACCCTCCAAGCAATTGTAGATGGTTATACTAATTATGTAACTGGCGAAGGGTTGGAAGCAGTACAAGGTATTGACCAAGCAAAGTTGGACAGGATTTTGTCTAAAGATGATTTAAACCTATTAGTACACGAATATAAGCTACAAAGAAATTCGCCACTACAAGTTATATATAATAAAGGTGGTGAGTTGAAAGTAACTAAAATACATTCAATACCAGCTAGGCAGGTGGCCGTAGATAGAATGAAAGATATGAATGATAAACCAAGTAATTTTTGGTACTCATTTGATTGGAAGTTAAGGTCTAGGTTCAGACCGCAATTAATGCCTACGTTTCAGGAAGGTGAGAATAGAGAGAGTGAAATTTATTACTTACAAGGTCACTCACCTCAACCAGTATTTGCGTTACCAGATTGGTTTTCATCGATGCAATATGCACAGTTAGAAGAAGAAATAAGTAACTATTTAATTAATCATATTAGAAATAACTTTAGTGCTGGTAAAATTATTAATGTCAACCAAGGCGAACCTGAAAGTGAAGAGGCCGAAGAGGAAGCTGAAAGAACCATTAAAAATAAATTAACTGGTAGTAATAATGCTGGTAATGTAATTGTATCTTTCAATCAAAATAAAGACCAAGCTACAACGGTGGATAGCATTGAAATAACTGATGCCTACGAACAATTTCAATTTGTATCTGAGGAAGCTAATAAAAAAATTATGTTAGCTAATAAAGTAACTTCTCCTTCATTATTTGGTATACACACTAACACAGGTTTTTCAAGCGATTCTGAGGAGATGAAAACAGCATTAAGAACCCTGTACAGGAATCAAATTAATCCAATGAGAGAAAATATCCTAGAGGCTTTAGAGGAAATATTATCTATTGGATATCCAGACGTTAAATTGAAATTTAAAGATTTTGAAGAATTAATGCCTGAGGAAGAAAATAAAGAAATAAATAAAGAAGAATAATTATGGCAATATTATTATTGAAAGAGGACGATATAACAAAAAATACACCAATTGGGGGGAACGTTGAAATGGCTAGAATTATCCCTGCCATTAAGTCAGCACAGCTTACTGCGATTAAACCGCTGTTAGGCGTAGAATTATATAATAAAATTAGTACTGATTTTAAAGATGGTACTTTAAATGACTTATATGAAGAAATGTATGATGATTATATAAAACCTATGTTAATTCATCTTTCAACTTCGTATTATTTCACTTACGGTGCCTATGATATTGGTAATAAAGGTATATATAAGGCAACTGGGGCCGATTCAGAGGGTGTAAGTAAGAATGAGATAGATTACATGGTAAAGGCCCAAGAGAAGTATTACGAGGCTTATAAAAGAGGTTTCTATGTATTCATGGACGCTTATGGTGGTGATATTATTGAGTATGATGTTCCCAGTAATAAAAATAATGAAAGAGTACAAGTAGGTGGCTGGTCTTTCAATAAGTATGGTAACACTTCAACTAATAATGCTGCTAGTGAACTTAAGACTACTAAAATTACAGAAATATTAGATAGGTTAGACGAAATAGATGTTGAAATCGATAATCTAGATACTTCTGGTACTACAGCACAAAATGATATTGATATCCTTAATAATGAAGTTAATGATTTGGAAAATGACTTGTCACAACTTCAATCGGATTTATCACAGTATGTTACCTTAACACAATTTAACACACT